TAATACTTCATGCGGTAAGTATCGGTATTGTCTTTATAGCTATCGTACTTGGCAATGTAGCCTGCTTTGCCCATGTATAAGTCTTTAGCTCGTGTGTAGCAGAATGCTGTAGGAACTAAACCATCCCATGTAGTGACTCGATTAGAACCATTCTGAAGCGTTGTACGCATATCAAAACAGTACACAATCTGACGAGCAGGGAAGGAGAGCAGATAGAAGGCTTCTTTGTCTGAGTAGACAGCCTTGACTTCATCAGGGTCTTCCAGGATAGCCTCTGCAACCAAGTCATCACGCACATTGGCGCTGATGTCTCGCATAGGAGCAGACTTCTCTTGGATAGTACGCATGATAGAACGTACACCACTATCGGACAGGAAGAGAACATCTCCACCAGTTACGACAACAGAATCACGAGCTAAGCAGCCTACACCTGTGATAGCGTCTGAGAGCTTTAGTGCATTAGGATCTGTAGCACCAGCGTAGATCAGAATCTGTCTACGACCAAAGATCATCAGGAAGCCGTTGTGAGCAGCTAAGGCTACGATCTCATCTGCACCGTCAGGCCATACTTGAGATACATCAAGAGTACCTGCTGTGCCTGTACTGAGGACATGTCCAGCTAAGAGGTCAGAGAACTGTACTGTACTCTTTACCGAAGTATTGTTAGCACTCCATGTACGACCATAAGCACTGATAACACAATTATTATTAGATACTGTGCCCACATAGCCTGTCTTCTCCGAGATACGCTTATAAGTAGTAGTACTTACAGCAGGATCAAACACTAAGGGATCATGGCCGGATTGATACATATACAGACAGCCATTCAAAGGAGCCATCTGCCAGTTGCTATCTGTGATTGTCGGAGCAGTTCCACCACCGCCGTAGGTCAACTCAGAGATGCCTGAGCCGGAGAGCTTGAATAACTTATTGTTACCTGCTGCTACGATGTAGGAATTACCAGAGGTGTCGATGAGTTCCCAGATACTCTTGACATTAGCTGTTCCGAGAGCAGCAAGGCTATCATGAGAAGGAACCCAGCCCTTACGAGCACCAATACGACCAAACTTATCAATCACACAGTTGTTAGCAACAGTAGCAAATCCATTCTCAAGCGTCACAGAGCTATCTTGGGTGTTGAGGCCCATGAAGCCAGGAGCTGAGATGGATGTTGTTAAGAGCTTAGCAACCATAGCTTAGACACCTTCCCAGACAACATCTTCACCATAGCGATTACGCTCAATAGCGATCTCATCAGCTAAGGCAAGGCGATATTGTTGATAGATTTCATTGAAGGCGATACCACCATCTTCACCACGCTCAGCAACTGCTTTAGCGTATGCGAGAAGCTGTACCAAGTGAGCAGGAACATTGATGATATCGCTGTTAGCCGACAAATCAGCTTGCGGGATGTTCATGTCGAAGCGTAAGCTATAAACTCCATCAGGGCGAGGCCAGACATCAACTTTAGTGTCTCCTGAAGCATCAACTCCATTAAAGTTATAGTAGCAAGGAGCGGCATCTTGAACTGTCCCTAAGTAATATTGTTTGTCGATCCAATTAGCAGGAGCTTGACGTACCTCAATGTCCTCAGAGTCATTTAAGACTTGGTGGACACGGAAGCGTTGACCAGAGCCTGTCAGTGTATAGTTACGCTGGCCTGCTACGGTAGGAATGACGATAGTAGTGTTGTTAATTTGCCACATAGTAGCATTCTCAACTTCCCTCTTAGCGTCATTAACCAGCACACCGATTAAGGAACTATAAGGGGTATCACTTACCGACGATACTTCATTCTCACGTAAACGCACAAGGACGTTATTAACAAGTTGTAGATAGGTTGTAGCCATCCTTATAATTCCTTACTTATACCAATATTGTATCACATCTGACGATATTTGTCAAGTGTTTTTACATCTTTTTCTTATTCGCAGGCTTGCTGGGTTTTTTCTTAGCTTTGCCAGCGGAGCGTCCTGCCTCAGAGAGGGCAATAGCGATAGCTTGCTTACGATCTGTAACAACAGGGCCGCCTTTGCCACTATGAAGAGTACCTTCTTTGTACTCTTTCATTACTTTCTCTTCCTTGGTCGCAGGCTTGCTGGTCTTGGTCTTCTTCTTAGTTGCCATGATTATTCTCCTATTAAGGTTTAACCGGCCACTCAATATCCCACGGGAAGCCTGCCTGAGCAGTGACATCCCGCAGAGCTTGTCGATATGCTGCCCAAGCTGTTTGATCCACAGGAGCGTCTAACACTTGAGTCCAATCAGACTCTGAAAGACGCTTGTTACGATCTTCACGGACTGCTTTGGCTTGGTCAGCATCCTTCTGAGCTTTATAAGCAGCTTCCTGCTCAGCGGCTGTATGGAGGACACCTTCTTCGTCAGTGTAGTCGGTGAAGACAGGGCCTAATACGTACTTGGTGTACCATTTACCATCTAATTGCTCTACGCCTTGACGCATAGAGAACTGATAACGATCACCATTAGACGCTTGAGGCCCTTCAAAGACCACATCCCCGCCAAAGTCGTTGATGATTTCCTCTGTCAGTTGGACGGGGAAGCCTGTGTTGGGGAACATGGCGCGGAACTCTTGCTCCGTCACCACGTTGCCAGTCTCACGAATTCTGATTTCCATTTTGGTTCTCCTTATGGACGAATTAGTACTTGCTCAAAAGTCATGCCGAACTCCGGCAAATACTTTTTCAATGACTTGCGTGTCAAGTTAAAGACTTTGAGGTTTCTCATTACTTCGTTTCCAAAGCATTCAAAAGCCGCAACAAACAACTCAACTTGCTTTTTAGTTTTCTCAGACTGCACGCTCTTAGGCATCTTTAATCCACGAAGATGCTCCCACTCTGACGTGTAGTCCATCAAAGTATTAGCACCAAC